GGTTACAACCTGTTCAAAAACAACCTTATCACCCTGTCCACCGACAACCCCGAATACATCAAGAAGGGCATTGTCGGCGTGTACGATGGTTTTGAAGTTGTTATGTCCAACAACCTGAAAACTCCCGGCTGCGTCCGTGGCAAGAAAGCTATTGCTTTCGCTGGCCAGATCGACAAAGTTGAGGCTTGCCGCGCTGAAAAACGCTTCGCTGACATCGTCAAAGGTCTGGACGTTTACGGTGCAAAAGTCATTGACAACGACCGTATTCAGGTGCTTGTCGAAGGTTAATAAGGGCGACACGGTCTCACGAAGAGGGACGCACGACGCTTAGTCGAAGCCCTTATCGAGGGGAAGGATCACGAGTCCTTCCCCTCTTTTCGTGAATGTAGAGGGCGGCTCTGCACTGACGAAAAGAAAGGAGGGAGACAATGCAAAACTTTATTAGAAAACCGAGCATTGACTTATACCCCGGAATCCGTGTAGACAAAAACACGGTGTTGGAATACAAGAACAAGACGGTGAAGCAGAAGGTCGAGAACCTTGTTCTCCATTCTGTAACGAAGGTCAAAGGCGAAGGCTACAAGAGCAAATACGACACCACTGTCCAGCTCAAAGAGGGGGATATTCTCGTCTTTGAGGATGGCGGCCGCGGCTATATCAAGCCCGTGGAGGATTTCGTAACCATTGAGGAAGCTATTGACGACCTGACCAATATTAAGGATTTGGGGTGAGTAAATGTTTACGATCAATGAAGATAACTCTATTTACGCAACCAGGGGCGATATTGTCTTCTTCTCTGTGAGCGCACAGGACGAGGGCGTTGCATACCTTTTCCAGCCCGGCGACGTTGTGCGGATCAAAGTCTACGGCAAGAAGGACGCAGAAAACGTCGTAATGCAGAAAGACTTTCCTGTGCTTGCCGAGACTGAGACTGTCGAAATCTTCCTGGAAGAACAGGACACGAAGTTCGGTGACATCATCAGCAAGCCTACTGACTATTGGTATGAAATTGAGCTGAACCCTGATACGAACCCGCAGACCATTATCGGCTATAACGAAGACGGCGCAGCTGTGTTCCGCCTCTTCCCGGAAGGCGACGACATCAAAGAAGACGAGCATATTCCCGAAGAAGAGGATATTCCCTTTGTAGACGAAGAGCTTGACTTGACTTCTCCCCGTCCCGTATCGAATCAGGCTATTGCGAGAGTGGTTGCACAGCTTGACGCGGTAACAAGCAAACTCACGGATAATGCTGAAACCGAGAAAGCGCGACTGGACAACCTGATTTCCTATGAAATTACCAGCACTTCTCAGCCGTTGGACTATTTGGAGTTCATCACCGAAAACACTAAATCTAAGTACACCGCCCGTATTGAATCAGACGGCGTATTTGCGAACATTAAAGTGACGCTGCATGAAGCCAACTTGATTTACGGTGGGACTGAGATTGATATGTTTATCATCCCCGCCGAGTGCCGCCCTGTCGATACTGGTCTGATTCACACCGAGGATGGCTTGGAATATCGGATTAAGTACGACAACACGAATAATCGCTATTATATGTCCATCAAAGCACAGGCCGCAGTAACGGTTGCACCTTCTGGAGCTGGAACGGTAACAATGAGCTATTCGTTGGGCGACCATGAATTGATTGACGGCAGGGTTTCGATTAATGGCCATGCGCATAGTGCTATCGGCAATCACATCCGGGATGTCAACAAGCAAATTGTCGAGAAGTTTGATAATTTGATGATCGAGGGATATGAGGGGGGAAACCTTTTCACGGACGTAAAGGCTCATGGTGAAAAGATAGAAGGACATTTCTTCCGTTATCCTGACTCCAATATGATGGAATCCGATCAGTGGAGCTGTTATGTGTACTCGGTTCACGCTGGCGAAAAGTATAGGGTGAAAACATATACCGTATCTGCTGGTCGTGCTGTGGCATTTATGGCTATGAAGTGGGATGCTGCAGACATTGACCCAGCTATTGGTTGTTATCCCGTAGAAGCATCCAGCGGTGAGATCGTGGATATTGAGTTTACTGTTCCCACTGGGGCGGTTCAAATGTTGGTGAACGAAAATGTGAGCATTTGCGAAGTGTGTATCGAGAAGCTCACCAGCCGTAAGTTTGTTAAAGTTGATTCAGTGAGCAGTGTTCTGAGAGGTAAATCTTTGGTTTGTTGTGGTGACAGCATCACCGAAGCCATAAACCCCGACGGCGGCTATTTTAGCAATTATGCTGAAATTGTGGCCGAACGCTGTGGTATGACTTGCCATAAAGACGGCATCGGCGGCTCTACTATGGCTTATGTTAATAGCAAGAGTTTTTCTTATGAACGCTATTTGAATGTTCCCGCCTTTGACTATTTGACTATTTGGTTCGGCTGGAACGATGCGGCATATTCTCAGCTTGGGACTATCAACGACACAAACAACAAGACGTTTTACGGCGCATATAAAATGGTGCTTGAACATTTCATTACCAACAACCCCACAAAAAAAATTGGCCTTATTGTGCCTTATGGCAGTGATGCTGTTGATCCGTTCGCGCAGGCTGTGCGCGAAATTTCTGCGCTGTATGGCGTCCCTTGTTTGGACTTGAAAAACCACAATAAATGTAGCTTGTTGTGGGGAACTGCAAACGCCGCACAGCTTGCAAGAAGAAGCGCATTGACTTATGACGGCACGCATCCCAACCAGGACGGCTACGACTATTTAGCGACAATGTATGAGCAATTCTTGTTGAGCCTGTAAAGGGGTGAGTAAATGAATCTTTCCGAAATGAAAAAGAAAGTGCTGGGGATGATCGAAGAATTGAACCCCAACAGTGAGCTTTTGACCGACGATCCCGATATTTCCGCGAAGATCAATGCGGTTATCAATCAGGTTATGTTCGAGCTTGTGCGGATGAAGAAAATCCCTAAGTATGTGGAAATGGAGGTTTCCGCAGGGGATATTATCGAGTTCGCTGATATCGAGAAAGAGTGCGGCTACGAGATTTACCAAATCGCACTTGTCTCCGGCGTGGATCACCTGTCTAAAGCTGGCGGCACTGTTATTAAGGTGCTGGAAAGCGGCACTGCTGAGATCGACGTGTATGTATATCCCGAACAGATCACTGAGAAGACCAAAGACAAGGCCTATGAGTTTGAACTGAGCGCGGATGCACTGGAAATCCTGCCGTATGGCGTAGCTGGCGACCTGCTCAAGAGCGACGTTTCTGCTGAGTATGGCTCTGTCTACTCTTCCCGCTATGAATCCATGCTGCAGCGGCTTGACCCGCGCTATCAGATGGGAACGATCTACATTGAAGGTGGTGTTAGCATCTAATGGCTACCGATACCGGCGATCTCATTACGAGAATGTATAACAACTTTCGCGGGGCTGACTTTCGGGGCGAGGAAGTAAACCTTGCCCGCAGCCCCGACTGTCTGAATGTATGGCGCGACTACAAGAAGACGGCCAGCATTGAAACGCGCCCGGAAATGGAGCTGCAGACTGCATTTGACGATCCTGTTTACGGGATCTTTTTTTATGGCGATATGCAGATCATCCATAGCGGCGCGAAGCTCTACAAAGTGAAGGACGGCGTAAAGACGGAGCTTTACTCTGGATTGAGAGAAGCCGTCAGTGATGCCTTTGTTTACGAGGACGTCTTCTACTTCAAAGACGGCCTGCACTATCTGAAATACGACGGCACTGAAATCGGCGAGATCGAGGGCTATGTTCCCACTACCTCTATCGGCAGAAAGCCTGGCGGCGGTGGTACGGTCTACGAAGACGTCAATATGCTCACTGGCAGACGAATCAATACTTTCCTTGCCGACGGCGGCAGTTTTGATTATGTCCTTGACGCAACGAACATTGATGATGACTTCGCGCCTATCGTAAAGGTCAACGATAAAGTCGTTACAAGCGGCTACACCGTAGACTATGCCAACGGGAAAATCAAGTTCACCCAAGCTCCCGATGCTCCTTTGACTGACGGTCGGGACAACGTCTCTGTTGAGTTCTGCAAGACCATTCCTAAATACCGCGACAGTATTCTGAACTGCACCATTTTGCAGGTATTCGACAACCGCGTATTTTTCAGCGGCAACAAGGACTATCCCAACGTGGTATGGCATTGCAGCCTGAACGATCCGTCCTACTGCAGCGACCTTGACTACTACCGTGAGGGCATGGACACGGCGCAGGTAAAAGGGCTTGTAGCAGGCAATAACGCGCTGTGGGTCTTCCGTGAACCTTCCGGGGCGCATACCAACGTGTTCTATCACACGCCGACTCTTGATGCTGACTACGGCAAAATCTATCCGTCCACTCATTCCAGCATTACTACTGGCTGTATTGGCAAGGCGCGGAACTTCAATGACGATATTGTGTTCTTTAGCGACAGGGGCATGGAGGGTATCAATGGTGACGTTACCACTGAACAGGCCGTCGCTCACAGAAGCTCTCTGATCGACCGCAAGCTGATTGCAGAAGCAGGCTATAAAGATATGCTGCTTGAGGAATGGGAAGGTTATCTGTTCGTCTTCATCGGCGACAAGGTGTACCTGGCAGACTCTCGCTCTACCTTTGTTAATGAGAATCACTATGAATACGAGTGGCACTATTGGGAAATGGGCAAGCGGATCACCTGCGTTAAGGTGTACGACGGCGTTATGTATCTCGGCACTGATGACGGCATCTATACGCTGACCGATACGGAAAGCGACGTGGTGAGCTATTGGACGACTGCGAAGGATAAATTCAATGCTCCGCACAAGAGGAAAACCACCAACAAGAAGGGCTGTGTGGTTGAAGCAGAGGGCGACGAAATCTCTGTTCTGGTTAAGACCAACAACACGGACGACTTCGTACAGATTGATACCTTCCTGGATGTGACGGATGCCTT